GCGGAAGAAATTCTGGCTCGTTCTGTATCGTTAGTATGGAACGTCATTGGATAAGCACCAGAGCCATAAACTACTGTTGCGTATGCCGCTGAACCTAAAACACCACCTGTACTGTTGTCACGTCCAAAATAAGATGAGCCACCTGTGTTAGAACTTTTAAACAGTGATGACAGTGTTCCTGTCGTTGAAGTAGCAGTAATCCACCCTTGCGAAGCACGAACATCTAATACTTGTGTAGGCGAACTTGTACCAATACCTACATCACCTGCGCTTGTAATACGCATACGTTCTGTGCCACTTGAGCCTGCACCAAATATTAATGCTGAAGTGTTGTCAGATTGAATTCGTGCGTATTCTGTAGCTGTACCATTTGTACCAAATGAAATAATCCCTGTTCCATCTGAAACTCTACCCCGAACACGAATAGCCTCTCCAGAAGTATTTGCAACAACTTCAATTCTTGCGCCAAAAACAGCAGAACCAGCACCAACAATAAATCTGTCAGAAGCATCAAAGACTAGCGCAGACCCAGTAGCCAATGCACTAGAACTAGATGCGTAAACCACACCGCCTGATGTGAATGATGTTAAGCCTGTGCCACCGTTGGTTGTTGCCAATGTGCCAGCCAATGTGACTGCGCCTGTTGTGCCAGTTGAAGGTGTGAAGCCTGTTGTACCAGCGGTAAAAGATGTAACGCCCGTAGCCACAGTAGAAGATACTTTGACGTAATCCGTGCCGTTGTAATATACAAACGCACTCTCGCCCACAGCGATAGACACACCGGTCTGACCTGCTGCTTTGAACGTCACGATACCGCCAGTGGCGGCGTTCACTACTGTATATGTCTTACTGTAGCTTGGGGCCGTGACTACCTTGGCTGTTGTCAACGTACCCGTAACTCGCACGATGGCGAACTGGGCCGTAACCGTACCCGCGCCTGTCAGACTGGATACAATGTTAGAAGCTGAAGCATCGCCAGTTGTATTTGCCAGAGTTACCGCGCCATCATTTGTTAGCGTCAGTGTAGCCGCAATAGCAATGTTTGTGTACTGCGTAATACCGTTGTTAACTGTGTCGCCCCACGTACCAGAGAGTTCACCCTGTACCGGTAAAGCAAGTCCTAGTTGTCCCGTTGCGCCTGTGGTCATTTAAAACTCCTGTCTATACGTAGAACTTATCTACACTGTGATGATATTTTGCCAGTTTGCGTCTTCTGTGTCATCAATTAAACTCCAGTAAGACAACCCAATTGTTCCTAATTCGCCCATGGCTTGTGATCCAGTAACAGCCACTAACCTTGCGCCAATAGACACCGCGCCTGCGGCGCCAGCGGCGGATACGCCTGAAATGGCTATTGCTTTGACTGGAACTTCATCCCCAATAAGTCCTGAAGCACTTATACCCGTTAAGGCAACAGTACGTTCGCCCATTGCGACGTCGCCAACAGAGCCCGTAGCCAAAACGCTAGTTGCTTGAAAATTAAATTCTAGCGTGCCAACAGCGCCTGTGGCTTCAACTCCTGTAAGCGCGACAGTTCTGTCAGACCCCAAAGTACCAACAACACCAGAAGCCTCATTGCCCCCAATATTTGCGCCATACGTAAAACCAACTGTAGCAACAGCGCCTGTGGCTTCAACGCCAGAGAGTGCGACCGATCTTGAGACCTCTACAGTACCAACCGAACCTGTCGCAAGAACACTGTCTTCACTTTCTGATGAGTCAACGGCAACGGAACCAACCGCGCCTATTGCCCCAACCCCTTCAAGCCCAGAATCACGTCCGGGTATTGAAATCTCCCCCGGTACACCAATGGCTGATACGCCCGTGAGAGCAAACTGTCTTTCCGCAACAGTAACTGATCCGACTGCCCCAGTAGCCGCTACACCGGTAATAGCTACCTCGTATATGGCCTCTGCAGTAACAGAACCGACACCACCAGACGCAACAACGCCAGAGAGTTCAGATTGCTGACCTCCCCAACTATTGTCACCCCACGCCCCTGCGCCCCATGCGGTTGTCATTTACTGCCCTCCCAGACAGGAGGATCAGGTTGTAGCCAAACGGAGCAACGCAGTAGATGTGGTGTTTGAAGGCATTGTCAAAGTGAACGTACCGGCAGTCACAGTCTGTGAACCAAAGGTATGAACGCTAACAGCCTTGTCAGAAGCCGATGAGTTGTAAATCAACACAGCATCAAAAGCCGTAGACAAAGTCACGTTTGTATACGTGATACTGGCGCTGGGTGTCCAATAGCCTGTACCAGCCGTAGTAGATGTATTTGAGGACAACGGAGATGTTCCGTTAGTCACTGTTACACCGCCGGGTGTGTAATTTGTGCCAGTCACTTCGCCCGTTGTGCTATACGCGGTTGTCGACGCGTTCACTGTGGCAGAAGCCAAATACAAAGCGGCTTTGAAAGTGTTGCCTGTACTTGTAGTGAAGTTGTGCGTTGCTGTCATCAATTCACCTAAGAAAGATGAGCACATTGCTTGGGTATTTGCCATGATTTTTCCTTACTCAAAAGAAGCTGTGGAACCTGAAAGAACCACGGATTTTTTTAACTGAACGTGCACCGAACGGTGGACAAGTTCTCCATCCAACCAATACTCCACCCACGTGGTGTACTCGTCGTCATTATCAACGAAACCTTCTTTTTTCTCAAGCAAGGAATCGTCCATATCGCCTTTGGTTGTCGTAACAATCAATTTGAACTCCTAATAAGTGCTGCGGTTGCAGTGTTGGCGGGCATTGTGATAGTGAAATTAGCGGAAGTTTTATCAGCGCCAAAATCTAATACCGCAATTGATTTGTTGCCTTGCGTAGCGTTGTACATCAACGCACAACGTGCGGTCACTGAAGCGTTAAACACCACGTCCGCAAAGTCTACATACACAGTGTATCCAGACGTATTGATTGTGACGCCTGTCATCACCACCCCACCAGCAACATATCCTGTACCGGTTACTTCGTCTGTAGAAGAATATGCGGTAGTGGCTTCATTTAAGTTTGCCCCCGCAGTGTAGAGCGCAATCTTGATCTGATCCGTGAGCAAGTCATGGATACCTTGGTACAACTCAGCTTTGAAACTTGTTGTCTGCGTTTGAACAATGCTACTCATGTCACAGGCATCCGGTACTGGCCATCACGATAAGCGTCCATACGTTGCTTACCATCGCCAAAGTTTTTGAGCAATCCAATTGCTTGTGCGTATAACTTATCATACACCGCAGTATCAGCCGCTTCACCCTTCATGAAACGCAAGGCTTCAATCAATGCACCATTAAGCAGTGCACTGTCAAAGTTGTCACCAAGCCATGAAGTACCCGCATCAACAATTGATGGTGGGTAATAAAAATAATGCAACTCTGCGCGGTAGTTATAGTTTGGCGTTGGGCCTACGATAAACGTCAGTTCTCTAACATCGGTTGATGTTGGGCCAAAAATTGCATAGTGTTTTGGCTGTGATGTTGCTGAAGTATTTGGGTACGCTTCGCGGATAAAGTTAACGTCTTTGTTTAGCAGGTACAAATAATCGCCTTGAAAAACAATCGCTCCTGATACCGTACCGGAGTTAACAATATTTAAAGTTATTGTTGTACCGGAAATCGCACGTACTAACGCGCCAGTAGCAATCCCAACACCAGACACTGCCTGACCAACTGTTATTCCAGAAGCACTTGCAACAACTATTGTGCTTTGCCCAGATGTCCCTGTAGCAGTGGTTGTGTTGTATGGGTAAACCGCCAGACTATACGGCGATAAAAAGTCATCGGGGCACGACAGATATTTGTTACCTGTTGTCAATATGCCTGTAACGTTTTTACGCAAGTTAGCCAACTGCACCGTGTTGTAAATTTTCTGTTCCGCTTGACGCGTGAACATAGCCAAAGACACCTCTTCGAAATTGTTTTCGCAGATGTCAATGATTTGGGCTTTTAACTCGGTGTAGTTCATGTCTACCTCTTAGGCCATGGGGCCGCGTGCCATTCTGCCTTTGGTCTGGGCTTTACCGCCACGCACCATGATGCCTGACGTTTTAGTTGGCTTGTCACCAGCATTTTTGCTGACGTTACCGACGCTCATGTCAACTGTATCAGCGCGGCTGTGGTTAGGGCCACTACCGGGATTCTCGGCAACAGTCACACCTTTACCACTCATTGTGTGTGGTTTGGCGTAAGCAGATGCGGGCTTGTTGTTTACTGTGGCCATATTAACCTCGCTTTTGTGCAGCGACTTTGGCCAAGTTACGACCCATAGTCTTCATGTCTGCGTTAGTTTTACCACCGCCAGAGCGACCTTTTCCGCCAGTCATGATGCCAACTGCGGGGCCGCTATTGCCCAAGTTTGTGCCTTCGGTTTTGCCTTTTTTGGCGATGCCGTCTGCTGATCGTGTGTATGCCATAGTGATCTCCTTAACTGACCGTTACTGTACCAACAAATGTCGTTGCCACCAAGTAGTTTGGTGTTAAATCGACGTCAAAAAATCTTGCGCCCCCAACAGGGTTCCAACCCCACTGAATATCCCGTGAGCCCCCCGACAAATTGCCGTTGGCGTTTATGCCTGACGTTACATAGGTTGTATCCCTACGCGGGTTGCGTAGGGCCTGTGGGTCATCCACTGGGTACATACCCAACTGTAACTGCGGCTGGTCGGGATCCCAGCACTCTTGGCAGACCAAGATGTTGAACCGCTTGGTCTTGATAATCTCTTCTTTAAGATTGCGTAGGCGAAACTGAAAACCACAGCGATCGCATATCGCAATGGCTATCTTGCCGGACGCAAATCTATTTCCCATTACACACCACTTCCAAGGAACTGACGACGGGGTACAAAGCGAATTGCGGCCTTTTCGCGGTCTTCACCTGCGGCAAGGTCAAACTGCGTGTCATACGCCTCTTTGAGCATCGGGAGACGCTGCATCAATTCAGGCACCTTCATGGCAATATAGTAGGCCAAGCCAGCCACCACGACGGGCAGGAAGCGGAAATTCATGTCGCCGGTCTCTACACCAGCCCCCGCATCCTGAATGCGGCGTAGGCGGTAATACACGAGCGTGTACTGTTGCGAGTTATCAGGTGTGAGCCACAACGTCACGGCTGGTACATTGGGGTTGTAGACAGTTACGCCCGTAGTGTGCGCCGCTGCCGTAGTGTTCTGTTGCCCACGGAAACAGTTGTATAGGGTATTCCCTGTGATGTATCCGTAGTTGATAATTTCATCGTCTAACTTGATAAATCCTGTACCCGCCAGATTCGACGCGTCCGCCACTGTGATTGTTGTGGCAGTAGAAGTAATGGTGCCGTCCAAGAACGTACCGGTTGGGCTTGTCTCGCCACTCATGCGCTGTACCCAAATCTGAATGGGACGACCCGGCGCTAACTTGTTAGGGATGGTAGCGTACGTAGATACACTGATACGTGTGATAGTGAGATCGGCCTGTGTAGACGCTGTGTTACCACCCGTACGGATGACATGCTCTAACAAGTCAATGGTGTCATTGGGCAAAGCGTACGTGTTTTGGCCGGGTACGAGGGGGATAGTTCCCTCCTCGATCGTCCACATGTTAATGCCACGGTTTTGCCACTCAATGGTCATCAGGTTCATAGAACGACGCGCAGTGCGCAAATCGTAGCCAGAACGCATCTCTCGACCCGCACGTTCCCACGCCTCTTCAGCGATTTCCGTGAAGTCAAGGTTAAAGAAGGTTGAGCCGCTAGTGGTCATCTAAATCCTGCCGTTTTCTTTGCAATTGTTTTGGGCTGCGATACAAACTGCTTCCCAGCCGCTTTACCCGCACGTTTGGCTTTGGTTGTAGCGGCATACTCCGCTGGTGATAGAGACTTGATTGCAGCTTCAGGCAAATACCGCTCCCCCGTCTTACTCGACGGCTTTCCAGACTTGGTGCGCCACTTCTGGTCACCCCAATCTTTTAGCGATTTTTGCGGTGCTTTAAGCGACATTTTCAACCCCTTCAACCTTAGCAGATTTTAAGTAGTCGTGCGCTTTTTGAAGCAGCGCTTCGCTGTCTTGTAGTAAGCCTATTCCACGATTGCAGTTGGGGCAAAGCAACCCACGTATTCTGCCAGTAGTATGGTCATGGTCAATACACAACCAACTAAATTTTTCTTCAGGCTCCGCGCAAATTGCGCAACACCCGCGCTGGGCTTCATACAACGCATCGTATATTTGTTGAGTAGCTCCACGGCGCTTTAAACGGCGGTTTGCAGTAACCCAATTTTTTCTACGCCAATCATTAAGGTGATCTTTGTTTTGAGTGGCCCATTCTTGCCGTTGTGCCTGCATACAGAACTTACATTTTGACTTATACAAGTGCGCAAGTTTTCCTCCGCGACTAAAAAACTCAGTCAACGGTTTTTCAACAGCGCATGCTGTACAAACTTTAGTCACGATACCTGCCGCCTGCTTCTTTATATTTTTTTGCTACCAATTGGCTTTTTCTGGCCGACCACTGACCTGCACCTGTGCCATGAGTTGCTGCGGCTTTTACTTGAGCCACGATCCGCTTGCGCAGTTCGGGTTTAGTGTAATTGCCAGCCTCATTGACTTTACCGCCTTCGGCGTATTCGGTGAAGTCGGTGTTGTCGCGGCGCGGTTTGCGCTTGCCGTTCTCCAAGAAGTCCGTGTTATCACGACGCTTCTTCACAATACCTTTTGGTATTTTAGAGGGGTTCATGGCGCCCATGCCGCGACTGGCCAACATGTTAGACCATCCTGCCACGGGTGTGGCCCTTTTTAGCAATACCATCACCGCGTTTAGCGGCAGACGAAATTGAACCGCCTTTGGAAAACTTCTTTCCAATCATACCGCCAGACGCTTTTTTCTCGCCATCTACAATGCGATTGCGTGCAGCAAACGCCGCTGCTTTCGGGCCTTTAACCAACAGAGTGTCGGCGGCAGAACCCAAACCTTTGGCGGTGTTTAATGCAGCGGAGCCATACTTTCCTTCTTTGAAGTCTTTAGCAGCAGTCTCACCATACTTTTTGGTTTTTGCTTCGGACTCATCAATTTCGGCGGCTTGGTTAGGAGAGTACTTCCTAATGCTGTCCATGATTGACTGACCTTTAAGTTTACCGGTCGTGGTATCTGGCTCAGGCATAGCTTTGTTGTAGGCTTTGTCGGCTTTCGCACGCGCCTTTTCGTCGGCTACGTCTTGTGGGGTTTTATATTCAATGTCAGCCATGTTATTCCTTAGCAAATCTTGCAACGTGTCTTGCCTTTGGAGGCAATACCATCGGCGCGTTTAGATGCGGCAGATACCATACCGCCGGAAGCGTACTTTTTAACTTTACCACCTTTTCTAAACGACATATCAGACGTATCGTCGTTTTCGTAATTGACGTTGGTGCCGGGGCGACGAACGTCACTCAAAGGGCCGGGAGTACGGCGGGGAGTGTAGTTAGACATGTCAGGAGCGTCAGAAGAACGACGTGGCTTATAGTTAGACATGTCTGTCTCACCGCGTGTATCCGTGCTTGGAGAGCCAGAAGAACGGCGGGGTTTGTAATTAGACATGTCTGTCTCACCACGCCCATCCGTGCTAGAAGAACCAGAAGAACGACGTGGCTTGTAGTTAGACATGTCAGTCTCACCACGCTTGTCTGCGCCTGAAGAACGCATATCGCTACGCATACCGCGCAATGGGCCGTCATACGATGACTTACTGACCGCTTCCATTTTTGGCTTTGCCTCAGCGGGTTTTGACGCAGGTTTAGATGCGGCAGGTTTCTTTTCCGCAGTAGTGATAATCGGCTTAGTGCGTGCGCCTGAATAGTCTTCCGCTACGCTTGCATCGCCAGAAGGCTGACGCTTACCTTGCTCTTTACCAGCGGCAAAAATGGGGTTTGGTTTTGCAGGAGGACGTGGCACGGGGCGGGGACGATCTTCCTCGGCGGCAGGGGCGGCACGGCCACGACCGGCACCAAAGCGCTTGTACGCTTCAGAAGAAGGGTCATCGATGTTGCCCATACGAATACGCTCAAAGAAGCCAACAGGCTTTTCTTTATTGGATATATCCAACCCGCGTTGTTTGGCTGCGGATTCTTCAACTTCACCGCCACCTTCGTAGCGTTTGAACTTCATAGGTTTTTTAGCCATGATCGCCCCTTAGCAAGAGTAGCCGCCACCGGCCATTACGATTTTCGTGCCTCTGGTGTGGCCTTGGGTGATGCAACCGTCTGCGCGAGTCACACCGCCCTTGGCGTAGCCTTTGGCCATACCACCAGATTTCATACCGGCATGGGCTTTGGATGCAGGTGCAGAAGCGTGGGCCTTCAAGGAGGAGGAGATGCCACCACCTTTGGAGAAAGGTTTACCCTTTGCTTCAGCCATTTCGTGCTTGATCATGGACTTGGGAGCACCGGCTTTTTTCATAAAGCCAATTTCCTTTTTCATCATCTCTTTGGACTCTTTCATATCGCCACCTTTTGAAAATTTGCGGCCCTTGTCCGCTTGGTTAAATTCTTTGCCCACGGACTGTGGAACGCCTGCTTTCTTAGCAAACGCTGGGTTGTTAGCCACCGCCGCCATGAAATTATGTTGCTTCTTACTCGTCGACGGCATCTTTAGCCTTAGTACGTTTAGTTATTTCACGAACAGTATCAGACTCCCAGATACGAAGACCAAGGTAAATGATCGTGAACAAAGAAGCCAAAGGGGGAAGCCACGTAGCCATAACGCCAACAGTCGTCAAGACTGCTGCGCCATCTGCAACTGCTTTGGCTGTGTCATGTTGAGTCATGTTAGCAATTCCACGCCCGTAGGCTTTTGTTAATCCGTGAGTTCGGGTCTTTGGCCGTCTTCTCGCTCGTTAATTTCTTCTTCATCCCTGTCATTCTGGCGCAGAAAGAGTCGCGGCGTGCGCCACCTTCGGGCTGGGGCGGTTTCAAGTTCATACCTTGCTTTTTCGCAGAGGCCCGCCCCTTTGCGTTCAAGCCACCCTTTGGGTTCTTGCCTTCTTTCCTTGTCCATGCTGCGGTCTTAGCCATTTACGACTTTCAGTTTGGATTGACGAATCATGTCCAGAAGCGGAAGTACAACTTCTTCTCTAAAGTTGTTTTCAAATGCTTCTGTACCAACGTGGGGCAAGCTAATGTCCACGTCGATGTGAATTTTAAATCCGTGCTCGCGTGCGCGGTCACAGAACAGATAGTCTTCACCAAGGTAACGACCATCTTTATTTTGGAAATCAAACACGCCACACACTTGTTCGCCCTTGAAGTCATAGAACCACTCAGGGTGTGCGGCAACCATCGCTTCAATAACGTGACGTTGGATCAACATAAAGCCTGTACCCACACGCTCAAGGCGCATGAGAGATCCATCAAACTCTAGGTCTTTGTTCTCGTCAAAATACAAATCGGCGAAAAAGTTTTTGTCTTTTGATCTGCGTGGATAAGCGCCAGCAGTGATGTCTTTGTCACCACTCTGGGCCATCAAACGTAGAACGTCATCTGCTGTGGCAATCACATCAGAATCAATGAACAACAGTTCTGTAGCATCGGTCTTGAGGAACTCATGCACCAATTGGTTTCTAGCCATGGTGATGATTGAGCACCCAGATACGTCGCCAAGTTTGACGGAAACACCAAACTGCAACGCCTTGGGCATTAACGCCGCAAGGTTGTACGCAAGTTTGATGTTGATCTTACCGTCATACGCGGGGATGCCGATGAACAGCTTACGCCCCGCCAGAACTGTTTGTTTTGCTTCAGCCATAAAACACCACTGCGGTCAAGCCCGCGCCAGTTGTAATAACTAAACTTGTTTCACACAACACACCTTCACCCGGAATCCAGATGTCATCCGAGGCTTGACCTGCAACTGTGAACGTAAACAACGTAGTAGCGCCGTCTTTAACAGCAATAGTAGAGGCTCCAGAAGAACTGTACCAAATACCCTTAAAACGAGCGCGTCCGTCATACACGGTTGTAGTTGCGCCAGCAGCGCAATCCTTACCTATTACATCCGTCTGCATCATAATCAATCTCCTTTAAAACAGGGGCCGAAGCCCCGAGACCAATTAGACCTGTGAAGATGTTTGGTACATTGTGCCGTCGGAGTTACGCACAACATAGTTCACCACCAACACGCCAGCGCCGTTATCAGAAGCGCCTTGTGCCACTGTGTATGTCAACAACTTATCAGTTGCGCCAGTGTTGGCCCACAATGTGGCCACAGCGTCAGATGCGACGGGAGCAAACGTTACCAGACCTGCATCGGTCACAGTTGTTGCGCCAGTGATAGCAGTGCCAGCCAAAGACAAAGTGATTGTCGTAGCCGCGCCAAAAGCATCAGTGGTAATGAATTGCAAACTCACGATACGTGAGCCAGCGGGAAGGCAAAATGCTGTAGTGGCATCGGCGTCGTTGTAAGCAACGGCTTTGTCTTGAGAGACGATAGTTGCGCCGGTGTTACGTGTAGTAGCAGCGTCTGTGCCAGTTGTGTAACGTGTTGTGCCAAGCAGCCAAGGGCCAAGGTGAGTAGCGATTCCCATGATAGGTTCCTTACATACAAGTGAAGTGCATCAATCGGTATGTCGTCAGCCGGGACTGTTTGATGCACCGGAAAGCCCGGAGTGAAGACAATATACACCAAAAGAAAAAGGGGCACAAGGCCCCTTTTTCTCAATCATTAAGCACCGGGTGAACCGAAGATGCCCAGAGGATCAGAAACGCCAAAGCTGTAACGCTCGCGAGACTTGTAACGGGCATTGCCTGTATCGAAGTCAGCGTCCATGCTGTTCTGCAATGGAGTACGAACAAAGTGCTTCAAGCCGTTAGGCACGTCAGTCATCAGGAACCAAGCATTGGTGTCGGTCAAGTAGTGGTTAATTGCATAACCACCGGCGACAGAACCGTTGTTCTTGATTGCGTTGATGTCGTTGTCGGTTGTGCCAACACGCAGTTCAGTTTCCAACAAGCGGGTTGCAACGAATTGCAGGCTTGGGGGAACAATCAACTTAGTGGGCTTGGCTGCGATCAACAAACCGCGCTCGTCTGTCCAACCAGCGATTTGAATAACGGCGGCTTCCAAGGAAGTCTCGTTCAAATCAGCAGCGACTGTAGGACGATTGCTGTTGGTGCCACCGGAAACCAAGGGGTGATCTGTTGCGCACAGAACTTTACCGTCACCGTATGTGGGGTTACCAGAGCCGGTGAAGGCGGTGTTCAAGATTGCAGCAGCTTTAACTTGCTTGGTGTAAGCCATAGCGCGGGCCAAAGCCTTTGTATAGCGGGCTGACAAAGAGTCATACAAGTTATCTTCGATAGCCTCTTCAGTCAAGCTGAAGCCCATCGCAATAGTCTCGTGTGTGTAACGAGCAGTCCATGCTTCTTGTGCATTGTCATAGCTGATGGCAGAGCCCTCATTCTTGACAGGAGCGGCAGAGAAGCCAGATAACTTGGTTTCTTCTTCGAAGGAACGCTCAGAAGTTTCGGATTCGAAGATTTCTTTGTGCTCTTCGCCGTACTTCTTATACTCCAAACCGAACAATGCGTTCAGACCGGGGAGCAGTTCCTTCAGTAGTTGTGCGCGTGAAATAGCCATGTTATGACTCCTTAAACACCAGTGGTGTCAGTGTATTGGTGCAAGTTGAACTTGACCAAAAATTCAAAATAAGTCGTAGCGGCTACGTTAGCAGCGCCATTGGCTGTATCAGGCACAACGTCAACGACACGAATTGGCAATGTTGCTGTTGCACTAGCAGAAGCGCCGTCGATGCCGTAGAAGGAATCGCCAGTGATTGTTGAGCCAGTGTTGACAGACAAAGCAATGTTGCTACCCACCAAGGCGCGTGAGTACGCAACAGGGGTAGTGTTTTGGCCAGTTGTAGCCACAACTTTGAACACTGCATTGGGATCGTCCACAACGAAGCCAAAGGCCAATTGTGTAGATGTAGAGATAGCAGCAGGGTAATACTGACCGTTCGTAAATTGACCTTGTGAGTTAATGTACGAGCAACCAACCAACACACCAACGCTGTCGCCAGAGTTAGAAGTGGTATTAGCAATCAAGTAACCATCAGTGTTGATAGCAACAGTGTCACCATTGAAGATTGCAGTGGCGTAGCCAGCGGCGATTGGGATTTGACGGATCGCTCCGGCGTAGGGCAGTCCGTCCAGTCGATTGACCGGCTTCAGACCATACGTCTTAGAAATGGTAGGGTATGCCATTTATGACTCCTAAAATTAAGTGCCTTTGCCAAAAGTCACCTTCGTTGTTCGCTCGTTGAAGAGCGGCATACGAGGATCGTTTTCGCGCATGAGATTGTGGTCTACCGAGCGCATTTGAGAC